GTATGAATATAGCCGGAGGTCCTACTTGGAAGTAGAACTTCATATCACTAGCAGCTGCACGGAAAATCAAAGATTGACTTCGCTGCGATGTGATTGCGATATAACCACATTCATTGGATTCAGGGAAAACATTCTGGAAAACTGCACTACTTGATGAAGTAATTGCAAATTTAGAATTTGATGAATATGGTAGGCGTAAATGTAGAGGTTGCAATGAACCCCGTGTTGAAATTGCAGTTGGTAATACCATGCCAGCTAACAGACTAGGAAGCTGAACATACGTAGCATCCCATTGATCAGAAGAAGATCCTACATCTATTATGCCAGCATTTGCAACAATTGAAGAAGGCGAATCTCGTGGATTGGAAACAGCAGTGATGTTTAGATTATACGAGGTATAGATATAATCTCCACGACGAAATCGAAACATCAGGTTATACCAGTCGTAATATGGGAAAGATAGAATTTCATTCCTTACACTCACTACTGGACTGATAAATGGCGATCCAACTCCAGTGATAAAAGGAGCCAAATTTGTGGTGGGTGCAACCATCCTCAAATTTCCTTCATGGAATTGTTCATCTGGATCAAGGAAAACAACTGGTGCAGTAGTTTTGAAAGCATCTCTTAGAGTAGCTTCTTCTATTGCAACATTTGTTTCAACACGCTCTCCCATAACAAATGGCACTATATTCTCAGCATTGCCGTTTGCACCACTTTTAGAAGTGTCAGCAATCTGAGCTCTACCACCATCAATAGCATCACTGGGAACAGTGAGGTCAAAGGAGATTGGTGCTTGCATATTGAACAATTTGAAGTCTTTACCAGCTGATACCCAAAGGTTGAACTCAATATCAGGCACCGGTGTTTCTTTGTATGTGAGTTCATTCAGAACACGAAATGCAATTGTACCATTACCAGATTTGGTATAAATAAATTGCTTATTCAGAGAAAGTGCTGGCACATGCGAATTCCAAGGAATTTCAAATTCGATTTCACTATCACATTGAATATCAATGATGTGTGAAGTCAACTCAAAAGCTGTGTCTGAGCTTGTTGAAGCAGCAAAAATGATATTCGCTGGAGTATACAAAACTTGTATGCGACCTGAATGGAAATTGGATGAAACTATTTGGAGTTTGTACTTCAAAGAACCACACCAATATCGACAAGGCCAACTTACGAATCGCAATGGAGTCATAAAATGCAAATCACCATTGTTATACGGACGAAATACTCCTGCACACGGATGCACTGGAATATCAAAGAGTGTATAACCAACAGGATATGAAGTAGACATTATGAAATTTGCAAGTAGCCCTGGTTTTGATGCTATTTGGTTCAATGAATCCGAACTCAAATAGTCAACCATTTCCTTATCTACCTGAGAGGTAGAAGGTGAAGATCCAACATTCATCATTATAGGATCCATCTCGTCTGATGTCACTTGTGAGACATTATTCAAGCACAATTTGCCTATTTGTGCAACACCCCCATTAACAGAATTCAGTCTATACTTGGTATAGTAATCTAAACCAAATCTTGGAATGGTAGGTTCTGAAGTGGGGAATGTTCGTATAGTTGGTTCTTCATTGCAGTAACCACACAGAGTAACATCGTAGAGGTTTCCAAAAATAGTAACATCTACATCAGGTGTCACATCAGCACATCGTAGGGAATTCAACACATAAATGAAGAGTCTACTCTGCGAGGTACCTACAGTCGCATTTGAGGTCATATCTACATAATTGTACGGATACACAAAAGGTATTTTAAGGCCAACAACCTCATTCATACCAGCCGATACAATCACGTGTGGAAAACCAGTAACAGATACCAGATTTTCAGTTCGATCTCTGAGAGTCGTGGTACCTAGAGGACTTGCGACAGGGCATGGAGACCATGCTGCAATAAGCTTTCCGTAATGGAAAGATGTCCCATTCAATCTAATGGATATGTTCACAGAAGAACGGAGATACCGAAAGCGAGATAGTTTCTCGATTATTCCTCTAAATTGATAGAAGACATCAGGAAAAACTACCTCAGCGAGTAAGGAGCCATTCTGCTGGGATGCAGACCATTTAAAGTTGGCAATGGGATAGACACGAGAGACATAGTCTGTCAAAGTTGGTGTTTTGAAGGACACATTATGTGTTCTGATAGCTCCATCATCACTATCTTCGATAATGATCGGCGCAACATCAGTAAAACGCACACTTTGCTCAGTTTCATCTCCGTGTAGTTGTTCGACAGTATTTCGTGCTACTGTCTGAGCACTGTTTGAAAGCTCATTTGTTTCAGTAAGATTGAGAATTGATACGATTGGTGTAACCTCAAACACGTAATCGCATGTGTTGAGAGTGGTCTATCTCCATAGGGTAAACAAAACAAATTGATCAACACTTCAACTTGAGATGGATATTACCATTACAGTCAAAAAGACTGATTTATCATGTTCGCCAACAAAGTATTGTAGTCAGAACGACGTAGTGGAATTGGTGGTGAGAGTCTTTGCGAAACTTCCATCACATGATCCACATACTTCGTAAACATTGGTTTTCCATGATGAACCAATTCGAGACAAAATGAATCGAAGGTAGATTGCATCACTTCCTCGAAAGGTGTACTTGATGGTTTGCACCATTGCATTGTCTCTTCAATCGAATGACGATCCAAAGGAGCAAACATCCATCCTTCTCTCATAACAAATGCTCGTTTCAAGAAAGTTACATCATCAATGTTCTCATACTCGACATCAATATTTCCTTTTGAACATGAAGTATATACAATATCATATAAACTCATAACATGTTGGAAACTCATAGCATTGAACCAAGGAACATTACACGATACACCAGATATATTATCATCACCATAAGCAGCAAATTCTACATATATACGAAAAGTAAACGGATCCACATTATGATCACGTGCCAAAAACATATACGAGTAACGAAACAATATACCATTCACACAGCAATTCACAATAGTTGTCAGAGGAGTTCCAGAAGGATTTCCTCGAAAACACCTATACAATGATCTGCCACACAAATGGATAGCATTGAACGTTGCCAGAAAGATTGCCCTGCGTATCATGTAAAACTCATCATTGTAATACGATTGTATTACATCAAGAACTTTCATGATGACATCAAAAGGAAGGCGCTTGTCGTAGCTAGAGTAGTCGCCTGCA